AAAATTTTCTAGGTTAAATCCATAAGCACCTGGGCTTATAATAACTGATTCTGCACCTGTTGTGATAACTTCTGCAATAAGTCCTGCGTCTGATGTAGGATCAACACCCTCTGCTCTTGAAGCGTCTGCTGTTCTTGTTGCCGCATTCACATACACTCTTACACGAGCCGCTCTGTCTGTTGTGATAGTCAGTAGTGCGTATGATTTAAATCCTGTAATGTCTAAGTCTGCTTCAGCACCATCTGCTAAACTTGAAGTTTGGTTTGTTCTTAGGCCTCTGCTTTGTAAACCTGAACCTCCGCCTCCAGCGGCTTCATATGTAACTTCACCTGTTACAGGATTATAATACAATGCTTGTGCTGTCGCTTCTTGTCTAATTGGTTTAACAACGAAACTGTCTGGTGTTATATTTTCTAAGTCTACACCTGTAGCATTAAGTACAATGCTTTGTGCGGCTTGATTGTTTCTACCTGCATATCGACCTATAGCAACAGAATTTGCGCCTTGGTTTGCATCACCAGCTAGAGTACCAATAGCTATTGCACCTACGCCAGTTTCATTTCCTGGATTAGCGTTTTGTTGTGCAAAAGCACCTATAGCAACTCTGTATCCGTGGTCTGTTACTACATGGTTTTTACCTGAGAAAGAACCAACATTTACATCATAACCAGCGGCTTGTGTTTCCATACCAATAGCTATACCATAGCCATCTGTCAATGATTGATTACCAAGTGAAACTCCGTATGAACTTTGTGCTATAGCATTTCTGCCAAGTACTAGAGCTGATGGACCATTGGCACCATCTTTATCACCTAGTGTAGCCCATGTACTGCCACTCAATCCGCTTACAGTTGCACCTGTAAAGTCTACGCTACTGGTTGCACTAAAGTCCACAGTGCCATTAAATGTGCTGGTACCGTTACTAGTAATATCTCCCATAACATCGCCTGTTAGTATAGCACTATCTATATCAAGTACTATACTTGTTGTTGGGTTTGCCGGATCACTTATTACGTCACCGTAGTACCATGCTGTACTTGCACCTTGTATACTTGGTGTACCAGTATTGCTTAGTACATGGTGTGCAGTGTCTGTTGGGTCTGCGGGATCTGTTGTTACTTTGGTTGTGTACTGTGATTGTGTACTTACATGTCCTGAACTGCCAGTTCTACCGTCAATTAAACCATTTACTTCTGCTTCAAAAGCAACAAATTTATATTCCGTTGAACTTCCGTCATATAGCAAAAAGTCGCCACTTGCAACTGTGTCAACACTGTCAACATCAGTAAGCCCTGCCATATTAGTAGCACCACCGCCACCTCCAATATCACTTAAAAGTGCTAGTGTTCCTGTACCTGCTGGAATAGTATGACCATTTAGCGTACCTGTTACTTCGACGCCATCTGCTGTAGTTTCAAACTTTTTGATGTCATTGTGATAAAGTTCTGTTGCTCCATTGGCAATACCTTTTACCATAATTTTTGTACTACTATCAGTGGAAAGTATTACATTGTTGTCACTTTGAAGATAAAGGCTTCCAGTTCCTGTTTCCCGTATTATTGAATGGTTGTTGTTGTGGAATATTGATAAATCCTGAGAGGCACCAAACTGTGCTTTAGTGTTACCACTAAAAGTAATATTGTTGCCGTTGGTATCTAACGCTCCACCTAGTTGTGGTGTTGTATCTTCTACAACATTGGATAATCCACTTGATCCTTCTATTACAGTTACCCTAGTGTCTAAGTCAGTGAAGTTACCATCTAGTTCTGCATGTGTAAGTTCACTGCCTTTGTCTAATCTTTTTACTATCGTCATTCTATTCTCCCTAAGACGCTACATAACCTTTTGCAACATAACCTGAACTGGCATATCCACCAGTTTTTAGATTGTTGTCAGGGCGGGCAGGTATAACGCCACTCATTGGTTGTAGTTCTTTGTTTTCTCTATCATTAACTACAGTCGTTTTATCATTGAATATATAGTCACTTGCATTGTATGTTTTATCACTCCATGTTTGGTCAGTAATATTATCATACAATCTATGCCATCTACTACCTCTTCTAGCAAACAATCTATTTGGCTCAAAATCTACCCTAATGAAATATTCGCCTTCTGCAGGATTGCTTGGAAATTGATCACCGCTGTTAATGGTTTCGCCGTGATTGTAACTATTTTGTCGATTTACAATTCCTCCACTGGTGGGATAATCATAACCAAACAAATGTTCAGTCATTGCTATACCAGTTGGATCCTCTACATCAGCGGCTTCAACAATAGCATCGCTGATATTAAATTCTGTTTTGTATGTACTGAGATCAGCTTTGAGACTTTCTGAATCACTTCCATCTCCAAGTATATCGTAGTATTCCTGGCTGTCTGTTAGTGGGCTTAGTTTAACACGCCAAATGTGTGGGTACCAAGTTTGACTGAAGCCTTCTGCACCTCTGTTTGCATCATTAACAACATAATATTTGTTAATTGCTTTTTTATCTGCACTTAGTAAAAGTGCATCTCGGAGATGTGGAAGTTCTAGTACATCACCAGGCATTAAACGTCTACCCATTATTTCAACCATTTCGTTCATATGAAAATTCATATACAACATATCGTTGCTTAGAAATAATCCAAACTGTGTTAGGTCAAAATCTGTATCTTGTACATTGTAAACACCACGCAATTCAAAAATGTCTTTGTCGTATTTTCTATCTCTGTTTTCCATAAAAAGTAAATCTTGTACTTTGGTTTCGTTTATAATGCCTTCAACATTTATAAACTCACCACTTAGTGGATCTACTTCTCTGCCATCAATATAATTGGGCTGACTAGGATCATTTTTATCTGCTGTAACAGCAGGTCCTAGGTATTTGTGTACATGTACACCTGTTCCGCCAATACTAAACTGTTCACGGATATTACGATCCATGTAGTGATAATCGTTAGTTTTGGTCGGTTTGTATAAGCTCAATCTTGGCATACAGTTATTTATCGATATCTTAGGACTTGACAAATATGTCAAAGATGCTAAATTAATGTGTAAAGGCACATACAGAGAGGCGAAAATTATGGCTAGAGTCAATAAAATTACAGGTCGGGCGGTCAAAAAGAAAACGCCACTGAAGCGAATTAGCAAACGTGGACTACAAGCGCCTAGTTTTGAAAACTGGGAAAATTTATCTGGTGATAAATTCCATAGACTAAAACGCAATGTAAATGATTTCTGGTATATGAACTACAAGCATACTGAAAATATTGAACACATGTTTACTTGGATGAAACAAAACGAGTATAGTAAGTCAGATATTTCAAATGCAAAAAAAGCGGCAAAACATGAAGGACTAGTAGGTATCTACTGTCGTATGTTGTTAGATGGTTGTCCTGATTATAATCCTAAGGAACAGGAATATTGGCAAGCATGTGCAGGCACAAGTGGCGATATTGCTCCTATGACAGATTATATTAAGCCTAAGATTACTGAACTTGTAGAAGCTGGTAAACTTATTGTTGAAGAGAAAAAAGCTACAACTAAAAATGTATATGTGCCTAGTATACAAGAACGTCTACAAGAAGCGGCTGAAGAAAAAACAGGTGAACTAGACGAATGGATTGACAACTGGATGCGTGATCCCAAAAAGAATCCGTTAAAAGATGTACACCCAATTAAACTGTTTAAGAAAAATCAAATCAATCTTGGACATTTACGTTTTGTAACAAACTGGTACAGTGGTAGTTATGAAGAACTACAAGAGCTTAATAATCTGCCTCCTGCTAAAAAACGTGATGATATGCAAGAGCAACTTGCTGAAGGTTACAGTACATATAGCAAAGCTCAAATAAAAGAACTTACAGACTTTTACAAGCGACTATATGATGCTATTGAAATTATGAAAGCTGAACAAAAACAAAATCGTGCAGTTCGTAAACCTAAAGTTAAAAGTGCTCAAGAGCTTGTTAAAAAGCTCAAGTTTAAGCCTAGTGATGGAGACTTTGGTATTGCTAGTATTAATCCAAGTGAGATTATTGATGCAACTGCGGTAGTAGTATTCAATACAAAGAACCGTAAGATAGGCGTTTATTACGCAGAAGACCATGCACAGTTTAAAGTTAAAGGAACTACACTGCAACACTTTAGCGAAACTCGTAGTGTGCAAAAGACAGTTCGCAAACCTAGTGAAGTGTTGCCTAGCTGGAAAAAGGTTACCAAACACAAACTAAAAGCACAATTTGGATATCTCAAAACAACTGAAACTAAAATGAATGGTAGATTTAATTCAGACACTATCATTCTCAAAGCCTTCAAATAAATAGTTGTATGAAAGTTTATGAGATAGTCGAAGCACGGGTAGAGCCTGACAAAAAGTTTATGAGTCAGGTTGAACAGATTCTTGACGACAGTATCGAAGAGTATCAAGACTACTTAGACGATAGCAATGACGTTGACGATATAGACGAACTAGAAGAAATACTTAACTCAAACAATCAAAACAATTTACCTATAGAGTTTTTTGCCGTTGACCAAGAACGTGAAGATCCAAACGAATGGATCAGTGCAGAAGCTGGCATAGACAAAGATGGTAAATTTATGCAAGTGTATTTGTTTACAAAGAATCTTGCAGGCAAGTATGGTCCAAAAACTTTCAAACAAATTGTAATGCGTATGCTTGCACACGAAACTATTCATTGGAATCAGTATACTAAGATTGGCTTGGATAGAGTTAACAAAATGAAAAGTGGTCACCAAAAAGGTACCGAACTAGCAAATAAAACCGGAGACCCTAAAGATTGGATGCGTGAATATTTGCGTGATCCACATGAACTTATGGCATACGGCAGTGACCTTGCTAGCGAAATAAAAGATACTGATAATCCAGAACAAGTGTTACGAAACCCAGAAGCATATAAAAATGATTTGCCTAGTTATGCTAGATACAGAACTGTTTTCGAACCAAACAGTAAAGAAATTAAACAACTGCTCAAGTACACTGCGGATTACTATAACGGATAAATATTAGTATGGCACTTAGAGATCAATTAACAAAAGAGATAGAACTTAGACTTGGTGGACAAATGGTTGACGTTGAACTTGACCCTGAACACTATGAATTATCTATGGATAAAAGTTTTGAAAAGTATAGACAACGTAGCGAGAATGCAGTCGAAGAAGCATTTGTTGCACTTAACTTACTTGTGGATCAGGCGGAATATACATTAGATAATGAAGTTATCGAAGTTAAGGATGTTTATAGACGTAGTAGTGGAACACTTAGCAGTGCTAGTAGTGGTGACATTGAACCATTTGAAACTGCATACCTAAACAACTTTTTGTTATACAGTGGTAGAGCAGGAGGCTTAGGCATTTATGATGCACTAGCACAACACAGAGAACATTTATCTAAGATGTTTGGTGGAGAATATACATTCACTTGGAATACAGTAACCAAAAAGTTATTGCTTCATAGAAAGATTAAAGCACCAGATACAGTTTTTATTCATGTATACAAACAACGCAATGACGAAGAACTATTAACTGATCCATATAGCAGT